CCATTGAGCCTGTGCCAATACACCAGTTAATGTTGTTGTACCACTTAATGCTCCTGCAGGCGTAAGATACGCATCCGAAACTGACCCATATCTACCACCTGATTGATTGTCATAAACTTCATATACCGTAAGTGTTCTATTAGCATTTATAGCTATCCCTATTCCAACATGTCCATCTATTTCAAGTGCATCATCAGCCGTTGTAGGACTTAAAATTGTTCCAGTTCTAGTCCATAAAGTAGGTGAGCCACCAAAATTAGTCCAATCAGTTCCGTTCCAAGCGATCTCATCTCCTGCTAGAAAACTTTGTCCTGTATTTGTTTTAGTCGCATCATTATCAGTAACGTTTGCTAAAACTCTATATAGCCATCCAGTCTGGACATCCGCTGCAGTTGGAAAATCACCAGGCACTGAAATCGCACCTTTAAACTGTAATGGATCATCCAAATTTAATATCTGATCGAACTTACCTGTCAATGGATTGAAAGAATATTTTACAGCCATATTAAGTCTTAGTAACGCTTGTTAAATTCGTTCCAGCATAAGCTAATGTTAATGTTGAAACTGTTGTACCCCCAACACCGCCATTTTTAAATACTACTCCAGTCAAATTATCTCCTGTATAAGTTAATGCAACATAGTCATATTTCGAAGGTACTAAACTATTCAGAGTCTTTAACTCGGTAACGATGTTATCTAATTTAGTCGAAGTTAATCCACTTCCCCCCGAACCGCTTGGACCTAAACTAACCTTCGGGGCAAAATCAGTTATTAACTTTCCTTTCTCATCTACTATTTTAACTGCTAAGGCATTCTTAGGATTCTTATGAACATCTGCTTTAACATCAAATACTTTACTAGCAACACTTGCTAATAATGTTTCTAACTTTTCAAAGAACTCTTTTATATTAATTTTCTGATACCATTTTGGTTCTTTAATTTCTACTGGTTCTTTAATCTTAGTAACTTCAATATCTTTTGGAAATAATTTTTGTTCTGGAAAATTACTTACTTTAACTTCTTTAGGTATTTTAATATCTTCTAGATTGCTAACTTTAACTTCGTCTTTCTGTTTAGGAAAATTACTAACCTTAATATCTTTAGGAAATTCTTTTAAATTATTAATCTTCATTTCTTTCGGAAACTGTGTTGAAACTAATGAATTCAATAATTTAATAATCTCACTAAAATCAGGATCTTTAATTTTTTCGTCCATTCGTTTTAATTGTCTACGGATTCTACTAACTTCATGTAAATCAGCGATGCATACCTGTCTAGTAAATATCGATTCTAACTTATCAATAATATCTTTAGTAGTTGCTTCATCTACCTTAGTATTTGCTTCAAGTCTTTTTAATATTTTATCTAGTACTGTTACGCTTTTCTTTGGTTTCAGTTTTGATTTCTCTCCTAATGCACCGTCAATTAAATCGATGGATTGTTTTTTATTCACCATCTTGATCGTTATTATAATTATCAATTAACTTCTCTCTAATATCCCTCAATCTCTTTGTTTCTTTTGCTGCCTCTTCTTCATCTAGTTTAGTTTTCTTTTCTAATTTATCAATATTTTCTAATTTAACATCAACATCTTTTAATTTATCCTGTAATTCTTGTTCTAGTTTAGTATTTTTAACAACTACTAATTTTTCAACAACTTCTTTTACAACTTTTGGTTCTTCGTGTTTACATTTATGCGTAGAGAGTTTTTTTGCCGATTTCGTAGGGATGAAAACTGGAGTGATATCACAATGGCATTTTACATGCAGTGGCGGTGAGCCTACATCCTCATAGTCTACTGAAAACGGCTTTCCATCTGAAGTTATTGCAGTATCTCCTTTTTCAAAATAATAATCATCCAATCCAATTATCTTACCACTCATCGGTATGCAAATCGGACAAGCATCTGGATTGACAAACCATTCTTTAGCCTCCACAACACCAGAATCTTTAAATGCTTGCACAGATGCCCTAGTGTTATATCTAGTCGTCTCTGTCTCAGCTATTGCCACTGCTCTATATTGTTCTGCCTCGCTAAACATTCCACCAATCTTCTTTTTTAATTGAGCTAATGTCTCGCCTTGTGCTAAACTATCAACTACTATTTTATTCATCTTGCCATTAGTAGTTGCGGTCATTGAACTAGATAATCTTCTATTCTCGACTCCTAGCATATTCTTAATTTCATCTCTTTCCATATCCATCTGCTCATCTATATCCATAGCAGTAAACGTTTGATCTCCTGCCTCTTTAAATAGTTCGGCAAATACTCCTAATGTTAAACTAAGAGTCAATTTAGCTTCCTGCTTCTTATCTAATTTTATTTTATTAAATACAGTAGTCGAATCTAATTTTACTGCCTTAACATCATTTAACTTTGACAATGTTCTTTTTCTTTGATCACGAAATATATCTTCAGCTTTATCTTTAACTTGCGGAAAAAATTTATTATAAATTAAATCTTTAGTTTCCCAAAAAGCCATCTTTTCTTCTGGAGTCCACTTCTTTCTATTTTTATCATCCTGTTCTTCTTTTAATTTAGCTACAATACCTCTCTTAACAAGTTCAACAGTTTCTTTATGTAATTTATTTCCTTCTTTTTTACTTTTAAAATATTGTTTATCTCTAGCTCTAACCTCTCTTAATCTTTCTTTATTAACTCTATTGATTTTACCTTTTACCTGTAATGTTTTTGGTTCTGTAGCAACACCTTCTCCAACTGGAACTAAATTAAATGGAAGATAAATAACATCACCGCCTTCCACTTCTGGTAATCCTTCCTGACCTCTAACTTCATTAATAGTCATCCAACCTTTTGTAAGTCCAGAATCATATCTTTTTAAAGTAGACTCTTGATCTTGGGGTACTGGATTTTCATAATCTAAAAATACTTCTTCTGAATCACCAAACATTGGAATCAAGAATTCATTTAATTGTTGGACTAATCTCTCCATTTTTGGCTTGATAGTCCATTTAGCAAAAGTGTATTGAGCAACTTGAGCTGATGCTAAATTAACTCCTTCAGTTTGAGCTATGACTGCTTTGGGAACTCTAAATATTCCAAGTATTTTATCTCTACTAAATCTTTGCTGTTCTAAGAAATCCATATCCTTTTGAGAAATACCTAACTTCTCGAATTCCATATCGCCAAAAAGCACCATAGTCTTATGGGCTTTTTGTACTCCTTGATAATTCTTTTTCAAACTTTCTTTTAATTTTTCTTTCTGTTCATCTGACATCTGGTCAACCTTAACTTTCAATACTGAATCTGGTCTTGCTGAATTTTTATAAAATTCTAAATTCCAATCCTCAGAGAAGTCATCTGTATCAACCGTCTTAGCAGCCATTTCTAATGTACCTTTTCCTCTGAATGGTTTTAACGGATCTGGATATTTTAAAAATATTATTTCATCTAATTCCAAGGGTACTGTTTTGCCTTTGCCTATATCATATTTATAGCCTGATATTAGTTGGGTGTTATCTACAACTGGCGTAATTTTATCTGGTCTTAAAAAATAAATACCAACAGGAACACCCTTGCCATCTCTTTCAATAAACCAAGGACATTCGCCTGTTAGTTCTAAATAAACTTGAGTTATCCAAAAATGGTCAAACTTTGTTGTGAAAGGATTAACTCTATAAAGTAAATCTAACACAGGACTTTCCTCTTCTTCGATAACCCCGTCTTTTGAATTTTTATATAAGTTAACTTGAATCGTTGCTATCTCATCTGCAATAGCAGTAACGCAAGCAGCAACCCAACCTTTGAGTTCTTGGAGATACTTAGTATTCTGATTTCTATACGCATCAGAATAAGGCATTGAATATGCTTCATATCCAGTTACCTTTGGCTTATCTACTTTTGTCGAGACAAACATATCTCTTATTTTTTGTATAATTGACATATAAAAAACCGATCTTAGAAATAAATTATCAATTTATCCCTTGAGATCGGCTGTTTATCGCTTAATAAATCCTTAAATTTAAAGCGTATTTACACCTTTTTTATTTAATGTTAGTGAAAAATACATGACTAACAACAAACTATATATAATTTTTGCATTATAATTATTCTATACCTTAATTATACATTATTTTTAAAAAAAAGTAAACCCCTAACAAAAATCTTTTAAATAATTTTCAATATTCCGTTTATTGTATATCTGAATCTCTTCAAAAGTAACAATATTTTTACAATGAGAACACCTAATAACACCTACTGGTAAAACAGGGTTATCGGTCTTGAATAAAACAGTACCTAAACGTTTACAATCAATATGCGGGCAATGCCAAATGTATCTTGCTTCCATTTAAACAAATTATTTTTTAGATACTATTTCATTAATTAAATTATTAAATTCTTTTATACTTATTTTGACATCCCACTTTTCTTTAATCTCCTTTGTCCTTTTTATTACTTCTTTTTTTCTAGCAGCCCCCTCTAATAGATTTTCTAATTCTTCTGCATTACTTGCAACGGGTAATCCTAATCCCCACGCAGTTAGAGTTTTGTTATTCGATTTAAATTGCCATTTACCTTTTGACTGAGATGGATTTAAAACAATATCACCTTTCAAAATATCACTATGTGCGGTTTCAGGCTTCCATTTATAATTAAAAACTTTTATTGAATCTTCATAAATACTTGGTACTCCAACTTCCTTATTAGAAACAATAATTAAATCTAAATTAAATTTCTTCAGAAACAAATATGTTGATTTTAAAACATCTGCATTCTCATGGTAACCAAACCATACAACTGATTTAGCTCTACCTTCGTGTACTTTCTTTTCTCGATGTTCTTCTAAATCTAATCTATCTGGAATACATAAAACTGGTTTATCTGTAAATTGTCTTAAAGCAATAGCAATAGCTTCGGTTGATGTTGTAACCGCATCACAATGATTAATCATTTCAATTGTTCTATACGACCAATGAAGCCAATCAGCATCACATATATCTAATATCTTTATACCATCAAAAGCTTCAGCATGATCCCACCAATATACTTTTTGATAAATCATAACATCATACTTCTGTCCCAGTTTATATATCTCAGCATCATCCCAATATTTAACTAACCAATGTCCCCTGATTCTAGATGAGCCGATGTTAGCTCTTCCATGATATTGTTCGAATGGAATTAGACCGCATTTATATTTTTTTTGTTCTACCATTTTTAGTTTTATTATGACAATCTAAACATAAGGTTTTACCATTGTTTATATCCCAAAACTCTATATGTTTATAAGTATCATTTAAATTTCTTATATTGTATTTTTTTAATAAAATAGAAAAATTTATTATGTGATGGGCATTTAAATATACTCCCCTTTGACCACATTCTTGACAAGTATAATTGTCTCGTTCAAATACTTTATTTCTCCACTGTTTATATTTTCTACATTTTCTAATTTTATCAGCCACAGTACTAATTCCGCCTTTCCAATTAGGATGATTTTTACCATTTGGTAAATTTCTTATTTGTCCCATCCAACAAAGTTTTTTATTTCCTTTATTTGTTTTACTTATTTTATTTTTAGTTTTTTGTGTATGTTTTTTGTTTAATCTTAATTTTTTTCCAATCATTCTTATACTCTGTTTTTTTCGTAACTTATCATTTTTCATCGGGTTATTTTTTTTCATCATTTTAGAAACAATCTGTTTTTGATTCTCAGTGTTTTTCATTCCATATCTAAGTTTATTTCCTTTTTTAAATCCTGATTTTAATCCTTCTTTATATTTTCTTTTTAGAGTTTCGCTTATTTTACGTTTATGTTCATCTGTTAACAATTTTCTTTTATATATTCCCTTTGGCATATAATTATAATTAATATTTATATTATAATTATACCATGTAATTGTTCAAATGTAAACTACAAAATCCAATTTTTAAATTATTCATAATATTATTTTACTTTTTATTATATTGTTTTTCTTTATAGTCTTTGATAACAAATTCCATAAATTCTCTCCAATCCTTTCGATATCTATCTCCATTAAATAATTTCAAAGCAGTCTTGCGTCCTTCCTTTCCTATCTTAACCGCAGTTTTATAATCATAAACTAAACTCTCTATAAGGTTTATTACTTTCTCTGGATTTCTTGGTATTATAAATCCATTCTTTCCATCTTCAATAAATGTATCTGCGTCTTGCGTTGGCGTTGTTAAAACACAAGCACCAGATAACATAGCCTCTGTTCTACCTCGACTCATAGGAGCTTCTTTCATTGGATGAAAATAAATTAAACTTCTTCCTAAGAATTTTCTATAATCATCAAAAGTATGAAACTGAACATCAACTGTAATATGGCAATGGTGTATATCCTTTTCAACCAATCCATCTTTAACTGTTCTTAAAAATACTCTATCGTAATATTTATCCAAACCTGCTGGACTTAATACTGTTACTACTCTTGGCTCTTTCGATAAATCAAACCATTCCTCTTCATCCATTCCATGAATAATAGTCTTTCCATGCCCCCATTGTTTCTGAGCAGTATGAGAATTAACAACTAAATAATTATCTCCAACTATCTCTTTACACCTTTCTATTAACTGTGAACTCATTCCAATCTGATCTTTCGTATAACCTAATTCTTTATAATTAGCATTATTAATATCACTACCAAACATTTCTGGATAATAAGGAGTTCCATGATTAATAACTATAATTGGAATGTCAGTTATAACTTCATTCAAAACTCTATACAACGAACCCTTCCCTCTATCCCATAAACTTTCTTCCATACATTGCTG